ATCATTAAAAAAATCATAGACGTCTGAAAAAATAGACGCGTAAGCTTCCACTTCCGCTTTAGCTTTTGGCTTTTCATAATATTGTTTTATTAATAAATTTGTATATTCATCGATAAAAGATTGATTTGCCATAATTATACTTTCGAAACGTCGATGTTAGCTATTGGTATAGTAAATTTTTCATTAACCGCAGCTAAAACTTCATCATATGTATACACAACACCTGTACGCGTAATGCGCATTCTAGTTAAAATAAAATTATCGCCAGCTTCATACGCAGATGCATATAAATAATTTGCTGAAGCTGATTCTTCTATTTTATATGTTACTGCTGCTATCTTTTCAGCTACAAGCTGAGGATCTAAATCTGTGAAACCTGCTTTCGCTGTCATGTCTACTTTAACAAAAAGCGGTACTAGTGTAGGTCGATCAAATTTAACTTCATGTTCTAGTATTATAGTTTGCCCGTTGCCTAGCGTAATATCTTCTGAAACTGCTTCAACTATGTCTCCTTTAAGACCAGTACCGCCGGTTTTATTTAAGAATATTGTTTTAGCTATACTTGAAATAGTACCACCCTCGATAACACACCAAAGTGTATGTGCTGCAACATTATTTGAATCTGTAGCATCGGTACTATTTTCATATACTCGTACGTCAGTTACGTCAGCTAAATTAAATAAAGCTGCGAGCATTTTACCCGCTGTTGAAAAACTTGGGTTTTCAGTTGATGCTCTTAATTTCTGTCGATATTCTCCATTCGTTTCCTCATCAACTCCAACAACAGCATCAATCACAGATATTATATCTGTGATGTTTGGTTCAACAGTAACTTGTTCAAATGTTGTGCCAGTAGTTCCAGGTATTGCGCCGAAAAGCACAGATTTAAACGTGATTATCTGACTACCAGCAACAACATTTTTAATTTCTTCTGTTGACCACTCATAACCGGATGAATCTTTAATTTTAAAAGTCGCTGGTAATGTAAAAGCGACAGATGAAGTTACTTCTAAATCCCAAATCGACTGAATTGCGGGACGAGGGCGTATCCCCGATATTTTTCCGATTATATTTAGCTGCTCACCTGTAGCTAAATTAATATCCAGCCCATTATACAAAGATAAAGCGAAAGCCTGTAAGTCAAAATCTAATTTTGAAATTATTCCTGTACGCTGTCCGTCGGGAGTGTTTGAGTCTAAATTAATATCTCCATAAATATTTATTAATTCAGATTGAAGTTCTGCAAAAACTTCATCATATGTCTGTATAGAGATACCATTTTCTGTGAATTCAGGAGCACCCATAATTAAAAAATCTCTAAATTATTAGTAATATTCGTGTTGAAAATAGTTGTTATTGAGTAACTCAAATTAATATTTCTATTTTCTCTATCGTCGTCTATTGAAATTTCATTAATAGTTGCGACTCCTTCAGTCTCTAGAATAACTTTTTTAATATCTGATAAGAGGAAATTTTTGGAGTTCTTAACGCTTAATAAATTAATCCAATCAATTCCTTTTTCTACGTCTAAAAACCAATCATCCTTAAATTCTCTTAAACGCGTAACTACATTTTGTGATGTTTCAGCAGTACTCACTAAATAAGCATTTTTCCCTAGACCCATAGCCCAATCGTCATTTTTATCTAATGTTGCTGTACTCACGTAATGGGTACCCCTGTATCTTGCTCAATGTTTCCAGCACTATCATTATTTTGTGTATGTGTATGCAAAGAATAATCATTTCCTGCAATAAACAGCCCCCCACATTCTACCCTATCAGCAAAAATAGTTCCATTAACAGTCAAATTACCATTAATTATTTGGTTCCCATTTAACGTGTAGTCACCGGTTTGCGTACTATTCCCCGAAATAGTTATCTCGTCAGGTATGTTTAAAGCATTAGATGCTGTCATAATACCTACAAGAGCAAACCCGTCGCTATAATCGTGCATTCTAAATTCGAGTGGGTTTACGAAATCCGTACCTTCATACCACATATCAAAACATCGTTCAGTAAAAAATAATAAACAGTAATCGCCGACTGCTAAAGGCATTGTTACAGAACTCCCACCCCCGGACAAAAAAATAGGGGGGACTTTTATAAAAGTTGGTAGTTCTATAGAAACTTCATTAACTACTCGGTTAATAACTGGCTTAACATCAATAGTTGTACTGTTGACTGCAACAACTTTCGCAATTGTTTGTGTATGTATACTAGCCTGCAAATTTCTTAGCGCGATTTCTATCGTGTCACTAATCAACTCCTTAGCTTTAATATTTATTAAGTTCGTCATATAGTCTGCGTATTCCCGACGCCGGCAGCGGTTATTTCTTGTTGCCAAGATTGGCCTTCAAAATCTCCGTTATAATTTATAGATACTACTTTATATGTACCATCAATAGCTTTATTAAATTTAGATTTTATCTCGACTAAACCATTTAATTTTATTGTGGGGTCTACTAACATAGAAAAAATAACGAGATTGTTGGATTTTTGAGGTGTATTTAATAACCCAGTGCTCGCAGAAATTAAAGGAGCAGCACCGCGCCGAACCTCGTTTTTTTTCATAATAAATATTTGCTCATTATCTATAAAAAAATCTTCGTCAGGAGCTAAACCTTTTTTTATTAGTTGAATTGTGTTCCCAACCAAAACTTTAGGTCGTAAAATCTCTTGCTGTTTAGTTATATACCCCTTTTTTACAACTGAAAACGATGATACGTATGTATCATATGCTTGAGATTTAGTTGTGACAGTTGCGTTAGTAACGCTATTTTGTTGATCGAACCCACCATCGATACACGTTAGCGATGTTTCTATTTCAGCGCCTTTTCTATCGTTTCTTCCTTCGTGTAATGTGCATGAAGTAAGCAACTTTATATTATTAATATAGCCAGCAAAAAACCTTATTTTTATTAATTTTCCTGAATCTGCAACATCTCGCACCAATTGATTTCTAATTTTGCTGTTAAGATTTTTAACTTTAATAACTAAATTTTGTAATCCGCCGTCAGCGGATTTATCGCAGCTAAAAGAGAGTTCCAAAGGCGGTTTAATTATCGCTGTACTTCCCGACGACAAATCTATTTCTAACCTATAATCTCGCATAAATTTAATACTCACAAAGGTACACGCTCCCCGCGTATTTCTTGCAAATCGTTTGGTTCTAACATTAACAGAGCTACACGTCCGTCGCTAAAATCATCTGCTCGAAATGGATCTAATCCCGTTTGCGACGTATCTACAGCTATAAAATCAAAAGGCTGGTTTGAAGTAAGTAAGTGGTATGTACTTACCGTAATATGTTTTCCAAATAAATTAAAATCTTTGTAACTTACATCAAAAAACCATTGTTGCAAAATAGTATAAAATTTTAGATGTAAAGTTATTTCAGATTCTTCAAATAAGATATTAATTTTTTGAAAATTATCGTTAGTAATATTATCTATTTGCAACATAATTATAATAATCCTTGACTACTAGCTAAAGAAAATAATGACGATGTCGGTTTGCTACCGTGCTGCGATCCATTATCAACTTCACTAGACACATCACCACCCACCCCCGATGCAGCTTTTTTTGTATTCACAGAGGTTTTTATAGTTTGTGTTTCGACAAATCTTATTTCTTGTAATTGCATACTAAACGAAGTTGAATAAGTTTGATTATCATTTGAGGGGTTCACAGATATTATAGCCATATTTTTGTAGGTTCTAAAACGCGTCTGAACATTTATTAAACTCCTACTTTCTCTAATTTTATCTAAAAAATCAAAAAATAATTTTTGTGGCGATTTTTCTGTTTTATCACCAAAAAAATCATAAAGTTGATTACCTTCGGTAGATAAAATAGACAGTTCGTCGTAAGCGTCATTAACTGAAGCTACTATAGAATTCATACGTTGTATGGTAGCTTGAGAGCTAGCAGGTAAATATTTAGTCACAACACCGAGTTCGCCTTGTACTCCTCTAACCAACTTTTCTATACCAGTCGCAATGCCAGTATCTAAAAATATATCGCTAACATTTGCAAATATGTCTAAAGTGATCGGTTTTAAAATTAAGTGATCGATAGTATACGAACCATCTTCTAAAAAGCTTATTGGTGCGTCAGTTTCATAATTTGCTTCTTCTGTGATTGATGCGTACAGTTTAAATCCACCGATACCTATATTTTGTGGCGCGTCTCCCGTTACAGCATTGTCAAATAATTGAGCTAATGAATTTTGCATTTTTAAATCCATCCCGCGCTATGCTGACTTTTTGCATATCGCAATTGGTCGTTTAAAACTTTTTTTACTTCAAGGCCTGCTGATTTTGGGTCTGTTGATTTTATGTTAATGTTTATATTTTGATTAACAGAGTTAGATTTAGTAGCTAATTTTTGCGGCACAAAAAAGTAAGGATTATTTTTTTCCATAGGATGAGCAAATTGCTGCGGGATTGCTGAATTAGCGACATCAGTTTTATCTTTAACAAAACCAAAAAAATGTGCTAATTCTAATGACCATTTTTTAAGTTTATTAAACATTTTTTCTATGCCGGAAAACATCCACGTAAAAGATTTCTCGATATCGTTTGGTATGCGTTTCAGCACTTTTCCAATTAAATGCATCGCACCTTCAAAATCAGCAACTAAATTCCTCAACATTGGGGTTATGTCTATACCAGTTAAATCTTTAATCCAAGCTCTTATAGCCGATTTCCCTCCGTCAAAAGCAACTATCAAATCATCAATAACTAAAATACCTGCGGATATAGCAATAAAAGCTAATCTAAATGGAGTAAATATTATTTTTAGTGCGTCACCAAATCCTAGAGCGCTTATTTTTAAAACAACAAAAGCAGTTCCCAAAGCCGCAAACACAGGAAACACGCGTTTAATTGTTTCTGCGAGCGAAGAAATAATTTTCGACAAGTTTAAGAAAAAATTAGCTATGCCATGCTTGTGTTTTTGTATAAAATTATTTATGTTGTCAGTTAATTGTTTGAAAGCTGGCGCTAAACTTAAAGCAATTTCATTATGTAAAGAATTAAAGGAAAAATGTAACAGCCCCATGTTTTGATTTATAGATTCGAGAGACTCAGCTTGTTTTTCTGTTATTACGCCGAGTCCTCTGACTGTTTTTGTCAAGTGGTTAAATTTAGAATCTGTTAAATCTAAAACTTGTATAAAATTTGAATCTAATCCTAGCGCTTCAGCAAAACTTGTTTGTTGCTGAGCACTTAAATTTAAACGAGTAAAACTATGACGTAATTCAGTTAATATAGTAGATACATTTTTAACGTGACCCCCGGAATCTCGAACCGAAATCCCCAGTCTTTCAAAATCACTACTTCCTGAGATTGAAGCTTCACCTATTTTTTTGCTTAGAGAACTCACGCTACTTTCTACAGTTCCTGCGCTTATCCCAAACTGCTTAGAAATAAACGTTAGCTCGCGTAATTTTTCAACAGAAATGCCGGTTTGTTTTGATAAAGATATTTGAGATTCTGCGCCTTCCGCAGTACTTAGTACTAAAGCTGATATTGCTGTTCCGACAGCTACTGTCGTAGCAGCAAAAACAGTTAGCGTTTTTATCGATTTTCCCAAACTCTTATTATAATTTTTTAATGGGTCAAGAGAACCTTTAAAATCGAATTTTGTGACTAATTCAGTTAGAAGTGCCATTTTGCGCCTTTTTCATCTCGAATGATTCTATTGTAGTTAAAATTTCCTCATATTCTAACATATCTAAAATTGTTTGGCACGGGAGAGCATTTAACTCTGAGTATGAGCCATAACCTTTTTTACACAGTGATAATAATCCTAAATCGATAGAATTTATGTTAGTATGTTTTACATATTTTACGTGAGACTCAAAATGTGTAAAACAATATTCTATTTTGAGCCGCAGAGCAAAGGGTATGCAAAAACTACAATAGCTATACTAAATAGAAACAATGAATCGCGCATAAAATTATCGCTGTCAATTAAACTTACGTGTTTTTCTAACTTCATATCTTTGTATGTGATATTAGCTAACAAAATTGGTTTAATTATCTCGTGAAACTCGTCTGAGCCAATCCAAGCAACCCCATCTAATTTTTCAGCAAAAGATGCGAATTTTGTTGCGGTTTTAAAATTAACTTTGTTAAAACCATAACTATTTCCGTTAATTTCAATTTTATTAGATTCGTATGCTTTTTTAACTTTTTCTAAAAAATCATCTGAATTATTAATATTTGAAAACTGACTCATTATAAAACCCTTTTTAAATTTGTCGTTGAACTGTTCTAAACTGAATTTTGTACTCACGAACTTCATTACCATCTTGATTATTATATGCAGACGTTGGGTTTTGTGTCATGCTTCCGCTTGATAAAATATGAGTATCTACCCCGTTTAAATCATTACCTGATGCGTCCATTGTGACAAAACTTCTTTTCAAAGAGCCGTTGAAAATAGTGACGGTCTGGGTCTGAATTGCTGAATTCAAAAAAATATCATCTTCAGAATTTGACATAACACGTAAAGTTAAATCAAATACATTTCCGTCGACGCGATTTGAAATAACAACGCGTTCATCTGAACCATTTACCCTATTTGAAGGCGCGTTTACTGGAGTTAACTCTAAATAATCGCCAGCGATAAAATTATTAAATCCGTGCCCATTTAAGTTCAATTCTGCTTGAGCAACTGAAACACTAATAGTCATAAATATTTCCCCAAAAAATTAATATTCGATATTAATAATAATATCAACATGCTCAATAGCACCTGCAAATTTAATAGCTGCTTGAATAACCGGTGATTTTCGAGCGATACGATCGGCTTCGCTTTGCTCGGACAATAAACCTGCAAGAACATAATAACCTTGTTGCTCAATCGCACGTTTAAAGACATTTAAATCTCCGAAAGTATCTGTTCCTGTCCAAGTTCCCGCAGCTACCACGCCAGCACGTACATATGTTTGAATAGATTGTTCAATATTTGTTACTAACTTAGAAACACCCGCGGTTGTCTGCGCTATTTTTGTATTAGTTCCTCTAAGCAAATTATACGCATTTATTTGTATGTCATTTACGAGCGACATAGTGTTGTACACATTATCTACGTAATTATTAGCGCCGGAATCTAAAACTATTGATGTATTTTTAATAGACGAATATAAAGCCAAACCTACTTCTTTAGCTTGAAAAACTTCTGTCTCGCTATAAATTTCTGGCTCAACAGCTAATTCTTTTAAATTCATCGTGATTGCTGAATTTTGAGCTGTAAATATAACACTATGATTTCGGGCCATATAGCTCGTAGCTAATTTTCTATTATTTGATTTGCTGTACAGACACCTATAGTGGGTTTGACCTGTTAATTTTACGTTCCAGACTGGGTTTGCTACAGAAACTGCTAAATAAGAATCTCCGCTGAACACATCATAAGATAAAACTTTGTTTGCTTCACACCAGGCTGCGATTTCAGGAACTTCTATATCACTTACGCTGTCAATAAACATAGAACCAGCAAAATAAATTTCTGATTTAATTGCCGTTAAGGCATCAACTCTAGTTTCTGCTGCTAAATCGTCCTCTGCTGCCCCTTGTACGAGCGTCGCACCAGAACCCACCGCTATTTTTAAAATTTCACCAACAAAAGTACCGCTCGACGCTTCAGTTACTAAAGTAATCGATGATGTTGCGCCGATTGTCAAAGAAGTTATTGTCAACATATTATCTATAATTGCGACATCAGCTAATGCAGCTAAAGCAGCATTAGCTTGTATAACATTTGCGATATCTGTTAACGATGTAGACGTTTGAAAATCCAAACCCGTAACTTCAGTTATCGTGTTGTCAATGTCAATAGTAAAACTACCGTCATTTATTTGTTGTAGTTGAGAAACAATATCATTTTCTACTAAGACAACACTCCTCAAACTTGCTGCGCGTGCGGGAATAATTTCAACTTCTGAACGCCAAAAACCGGCAATTAAATAACCGTCGCCGTTCACAGAGTTTGGTTGTGTTGCAAAAAAAGTTAACGCGTATTGATAAAAAGACGAGTGTGTTCCAAAATCTTCAGCTACAGCACCGATCGATTTATAAATAGCATATCTATTTAAACTGTTTACAAACGACGAATCGCTAGTAAACATAGCAACAGCATTTACATTATTAACCTGAGCCAAATCCGGTGTAGCTGCTAGCGAAACATTAACAACATTAGTGATATCTACCATCTCAATAATTCTCCAAAAATTCTGTTTGCAGCTCATCAATTCTTAAAGCTGATAATTCGGTACTATTTACATACTCTATTGTTAAGGCAATTTGTAATCTATTACTAAATTGCTCACCAGTTAATAATTTAACATCTGTTATACTAGTAGTATAATTCAAAGTAAATCCTAAATCTCGCGATAAGTCATGTGCTTTTTGAGACTCTAATAGTAGCATAAAATTTGTTGATTCACTATTAGCGTCATCACCATAAAAATCAATCGTCATATCCGCACGCATTTTCTGATAATAATGCATAATCTCATTAACGCTATCATAACTATTAGATTTACCCAATATTTCCTCTGTACCTACACTATCAATAATAATTTGTAACGAATTAAAATCATCTCTACGTACGTTTTTACGACCAATGTTAATAACTGAACCAAAAGGGTGATTTAATAAATTAACCGCGAATTTAGCTAGTAATTTTGTTGATAAAATCAAACTAAATCCCCTTTTACTTCTTCTGCTATCGCTCTATAATATCCTGCGTTAATCCAATTTCCTAAGGACACTATCTTATATTGTATAGTTTGATAAACTAAATAATCGCCAACATCTATTTCGCTAATAGTATGCGCTAAAATATAACGTAATGATGTATCTAAATTATTCGCTCTTAAAATTTCGGGATTTGGTGTTTGAATAACTGCGTTAATAGTCGTGTCAGTAATTTGTGGAGTTGGGTTTAACTCTGAATCATACGTAAGCACAACTACGCGCTTAATAATAGGAACGCTCCATTCTTCGAGTATAGAAGACATATCCGGCAACATAATTATCGTCTCCTAACTATCCAAGTGACAGAATTTCTAAGCGTTCCGGTATTTATTAATATTTTATCTGACTCTTTTTGTTTTATCGTTTGCGCAGAGTCCGGTTGCCATGTTCCGAAACCGCCAGTTTTAAAAGCCTCGATCGAAATATTTCTAGCTTCAACTCCGATGATATTTAATGCTTTTTCCGCCCCTCGACCTTTTTCTGCAACAGCTTTAAATTGCGCTGTTATTTGAGATTTTAACTTAGATTTTTTTATCTTGAAAGGTTCACGTAAAAAAGAGCGTTTTGGTAAATTACCTAGCCCAAATTCATGTCCGGCCCCGACTTCTATAACAGTAGTTGGTTCTCCTCTATCGCCAGTTTGTCTCTTTGAAACTTCACTGTAAACTCTTCCGGATAATTTTTCGTGAGGTAATCCAACAGCAACAACTAAAGCTTCAGCTTTTTGAAGATTTTTTAGGTATGTAGTTGTTTTTTCTAGCATGTTTTCAGGAGTCATACGAATACTGAACCAATAAATTTACTCGTTAATTGTAGAAATAATTGTCCATATTTCGTAGTACCTAAAAATTCTTTTAAATCGCTTGTTGGAGAGTTAGCTGTATAAGATACGGACACATCATGAACTGATTTACTTGCAGCTAATCGTATTGATGATTTGCTAGTTTGTAAAATAATATATAGTAAATGTGCAATGTAGTAAAGCGCGGCAGATTTTTCTAAAGGTATTTCTAAATCTGCTGGATAAAAATAAGAATATTCGGGGTCTAAATTATTCCAATTATCAACAACTTCAGCATCAGTAAAATCGTTTGGGAATTTAGCTTTAAAATCATCTATTAATGCCATTTTATCACCTAAATTTTTAAACGCAACTCCACGTTTTTAACTCTAAAGCATAATTTAATCTTCGCTTATCTTTTTCAGATAAAAACGCTTTAATATTACCTGCAGTCACGTAAGTATCAGATTTTTTTAAATTGTATACTTTTATTGTTTGATGTTGTTTTACTTCCGTATTATCACACAAATATTGCATATTATTTAAATTATTTCTTAAATTAGTAAAATCTGCTGGCTTAGTCTTAGTCTTAGTCTTAGTCTTAGTCTTAGTCTTAGTCTTA